GCAAGAGATTCTCTATCAAGACTTGAAAGAGAAATACGGCGCGGAGATGCCTGTATTTCAGTTCGTGGCGGGTGGTGATGTAAACGAGACGCAACACAAATTCAATACTGCACCTAGAGCAATACTAGTTGCATCGCAACTCGCAGCAGGTGAGGGGCTGAACCTTCAGACATGTTGTGACTGCGTAATGCATGAGCGTCAGTGGAATCCGGGTAAAGAGGAACAGTGTGAAGGTCGCTTCATTCGGATTGGCTCGACAGCACAATCTGTGAGCGCAGTCTACGCGCACCTCGAAGGGCTTACAACCACAGACCCACAATTGGACGCTATCGTCGCACGTAAGCGTATTCAATTCCATGCGCTGCACAATAAGGGTGAAGCGACGAAGTGGAATGAAGATGCCATCATGAAAGAATTGGCGGCATCGATTGTGAACGCGCACAACGCCAAGAAGAACCGTAAAATCGTAGCGAAAGGGGCCTAACTGTGATTAACTGTCAGAAATGTGGTAAAGAGACTGGTCCTGCATTCGGACTGTGCTCCGACTGTATCCAAAAGGAGGATTCAACTATGAAGAACTACATTGAATTCCGCGTGTATCTGAAGCCTACTGTCGATTTCATGGATGCCGATGCTGCGGCAGAGGAATTGAAGGACTTCATTACGGACCAGCTTAGTCCTGAACAGGGCGCGCCACCATTCTTCACGCAAGATGTGACTTACGTCGTCAAATACGAGGTGAAAGACAATGAAGTTCAATGAGTTGAAATTCGTTGACATGCGCATGGGACAGCAGGCTAAGGTTGAGTTTCCGAATGGATATGGGGCCAGCATAGTGCAAGGCCCGTATTCATACGGCAACGAATTCGGCCTGTATGAATTGGCTGTGCTGAAAGATGGCGTATTGTGTTATGATACGCCTATTACGTCAGATGTGGTGGGCCATCTTTCGCCTGATGATGTGACGGCATTACTTCAGCAGATAGAGGCGCTGAAGTGAGGTTCCGTCACTCCGAATACGCGCCGTGGAGTGTTCCGACGCAGGAAGAAGTGTTGGAAGTAAACGCAGCATCAATCGTATCAGATTGCCGGGCTATCATAGCCGGCACTCTGGTACCACGTCCTTGGGCGGACTTCTCAGGTGTATGGAATCCACAAGAGAAGGAACCTATTCGACACAGGTCAATCGAAACAAAGAAACGGTGCTCAGAGTCACGTAAAGCCTACTACGAAAGTAAGGTTAGGCCAATGAATCAGAAGCAGGTAGGAATGTTCAGAAAGATGGTGAACCTACTTACTGCGAATGGATGTAATGTATGGGACGCGCGCATGAAGGCCCGTGAACTGTTGGGATTAGATGGGCCAATCGAAATCCGTCGATGATGTGCGCATCTTCAGTTGAAGGATGAAGGGGAGGGATGGAATCACTACTCATCGTATTCATTGTAGCGTTTGTAGCGGCAATCATCCATATTCAGAAGCAGGAGAATCAGAATGAAACTGGTCGAAAAGATTGAGGAACTAGAACTCACGAATCCAATCAGTCAGTCACTCATGATAGTGGCTACTAACAGCATCGAGAATGATAAGGCACTCCTAAAGATGGGAGAAGCCATCATCGAACAGGTGAATACTATCAGCAGCATGATACGTGAACACTCTCAGATGATTCTGGAATTACAGAGTCGGCAGCTGGAATTGTTCGAGAAGCTGACTACTCTGTCAGAAGTCGTTCATACGCACTTCGGTCCCACTGTCGTCACACACTAGGAGGTCACAATGCCCGAATCACTCAGCACACTTCAGTACATCACGCATCCAACTTACGGATGCTGCACCACCAGCGAACTCATGAAGCTGTCGAAAGATGACAAAGAAGCCATGATGAAGCTGAAGGAGTATGCCACGGAGGAGATGAAACTCCGCGGAATCGACATCAAGTAGTCAGTTGTGGCGGGTACAAATTAGGCGTCACCTGTTGGTCATTAGGCTAGCAGGTTGGGGACGAATAAACGACGGCGTAGAGTTTCCTAATTACTCTTTGGAGGCCGTGACCCGCCCCCATTTACTACTTGAGCTTTTTGATGGGGCTACAATCCATTCAGTGTTTGGCCCACTGAGCTTCTCTCGAAGTGAGGATTGTAGCTCCTTCAAAGTGCTCACGTAACTCGCTTAACTGAGGTGAACCATGAGGAAGAAAGTGACCGTAAAGAAGTATCGTATCCCACGTTCTCTCCGCAAGATGTTCCCGAAGGTGGAATATGCAGTAGACGCGCACGCACCAGTCTACGTCACAGTAGGTGAGAAGGATTGTAAGGATGCGCGGAAACTCAATCCATCCGAATGCGCACTCGCACGCGCAGCGCGTCGTGAGTTGCATGCTGATGGTGTCATCATTGGGATGAGCACATCCTACATCATCAAGGGAAACAAGGCGGTTCGGTTTGATACGCCGCAGTCGGTGGCACGTGAAATCGTCTCATTCGACCGACATGGTGATTTTGCAACAGGTGATTACCACCTGATTCCAAAGTCTCCATCGAATCAGTTCGGTGAGAAGAAGCGTGGAAACAGGGGTGGCGCAAACAAGATAGCGACTCGGAAGATTCACATGTCGGCGCGTGTCCGCATGTTGCCGAAAGGACGATAAGTGGACATCATCCTGCAACCGAAGAAGAACGTAATCATGGATGCTACACTCCTCAGCTCTCTCATGAGTTGTGGTAGGCTCCATGATTTACGTTTTAACCATCGTTTCATTTCCACGAGAGGTAAGTCGAACAGTCTCGAAGTGGGGACGCTCATTCATAAGGTGTTGGAGGTCTACTACAAACACATGATTAAGGGGTTTGACCGTAAGACTGCCATCGGTCAGGCTCTAGCTGCGGGTCAGTTGTATGTATCCGGATGCGCGCACTGTTCACAGGTTACTGAAGGCACACCATCATGCGGACATGACGTGATGGAGTATCCAGGTATGCAGAACACGGCAGAACATTCAGAGAAGTGGAATGTAGGTTGGAGGTTCGCACTCGACACATGCGAGAAATACTTCGACCACTACAAGGGTGACTCATTCATTCCACTCGCTTGTGAACAGGTTCGTGGTGAAGTGTTGTATGAGGACGATGAAATCCGCGTATTGTGGAAGGCGAAGTTCGACCTCATAATCGACATCAATCAGTACGGAATAGTGTCGATGGACCACAAATCATTCAAGCAGCGGCGTGATAAAACCACGCTCAGTAACCAGACTACTGGTCAATGCCTCTTGCTCAAGAGTCGGAACGTCATCATCAATAAGATTGGATTACAGTCCACTCTGAAGATTGATGAACGGTTGAGCCGTGAAGTAGTCTCATACAGCGCAGACAGACTGTTGGAATGGCAGTCTGAAATCCTTCCGTACTACGCATACAAGTACATCCAGTTCAGTGAGTCGGGGTATTGGCCTCCTAACTACACGCACTGTGACAACGTGTATGGTCAGTGTCAGTTCAAGAACGTGTGCGAAGCTGACAGAGGTATGAGGGAGGAAGTGTTGAGGACTGACTTCATGATTGGTCCTGTGTGGGATCCAACTAATAAGGAGGAGTGATGAGTAGGGAGGAACTAGAGTTACTTGAATCTTTGCTCAAGAACTTCCTCACATACGAGGTCACATACGATGTGATGTTGATTGAAGATGTGACACGCGCGTTAGCTGCCGTGCAACGAGAGATGGAACCTGTGCAACTCTCATTCGACTTTGAGAAGGACATCAATGCCTGAATTCAATTCGCTCAATGATATTAGGGATTATCTACCCAAAGCGAGGGTAGCATTCGAGATGCACGTCGAGTGCGTATGTGCTGAAGTTACTGACATCGCCAAACAAATCTCATCGGCATTGGGTGAAGTTTCTATTGACGAACTTAAGGATGGAATCATTCAAGAGTTCACTAATAGACTCAAAGAGCCTATGGAGATCAAGTAATGCCTAACATGAATGACGTGGGCTTCGATGCACTTTACGTGTTGATGAAGGGTGAGCCGGGACTGAGAAAATCGACTCAGGCTCTATCATTCCCCGGACCACAATACTGGTTCAGTTGGGACCGTAAGATGAATTCAATTCAATTACCCATGCGGAAATGGGGTATTGACCCGAAGTCAATTACATTCGATGACTATGACGACTGGAATAAACCCAAACAGAAGTTGGAGAAACTTCAGACTGACTGTCCTTACAAGACTATAGTCCTCGATAGTATCACGTCGATGGCAGACATGACGTTGCGCCAAACTACTCAAATGAAGTATGGCAAAACACGCGCATCCGGCGCGGCGGCAGGTAAGTTGATTGCTGGAATTGCAGTCAATGAGATTGAAGATTACAACGCTGAGTCTGCCGCACTTCAAGAGTTGATAGCGTTGACGAAGGACATCCACATTTATCACAAAGTGAATGTCATTCTTATCGCGCACGTCATTCAGGCTGAGTACCGGAGTACAACGAACAACACAACACACATTAGTCGGCAGATTGTTACAGCCGGCAAGAAAGTCGCGGCTAAAATCCCCGCGTATTGTGGTGAAATCTATCACTTCAATATTAAAAAGGGATTTGTTGAAGGAGCAGGAGGTGACTATTCACTACTAACTGAACATGCAGGTGACGACTTCGCTCGGTCTGCATTAGGTCTGGATAGAGAGATTGTATTCAATGACAAGCCTCTCTATGATACCTGGATTAAACCAGCCATAGCGAAGATGCAACAACCAACAACACCAACAACCAAGTTCTAACAACAGGAGAAACAGATGCCCATCATCCAATTCAGTGACCGCGACCTGCTGCGTGGCAAGGTCGTCGAGCCAGCTTGGTATCTTGTAACCATCAACAACATCGGGGAGGCTCCGTCGAAAGATGGTGGCTCTACAAACTACCCGGTGGAAGGTTCCATCGTGAAGAACGCGGACTCTGGTTCGGAGGAATACGCAGGTGTTCCGCTCGACTGGAATTTCAACAGCAAGGCGATTGGCTTTGCGGTTGGATTCCTTGCCGCGTTCGGTGTGGACGTGAAGGCAGGTGCGCGCTTCGACCTGGCGAATGCTGTAGGCAAACAGGTTGAGGTGTTTGTGGAGAACGGCGAGTGGCAGGGACGTATGGTCAACCGCGTCAACCACAAGTATCGCGCACTCCGCGGCTAGTACACACATGGGCCGAAACCTGAGCAACTATCTCAGGTAGGTGCTCTAACCATCGGTTGTGTGAATGCTTTGAGGGTTGCGGTAAACACGTAAAATGACGGAACCCTCAAGTCTCGGCCTATACTCAATTAGGCCCAACTAGTAGGAGAATGTATGTACTTAAACCCAGATGAGCCTGAGCAGCTAGAGCTGCCATTCGACCCTCCAGCGCGTCCTGTACCACCTGTGGACGAAGATGAAACCGGCACCGTCATTGACGAAGATGAAGATGACGACGAGGAATTTGAGGACGAGGACGATGATGATGAGGAAGATGATGACATCATCGTTGAGGAACCGAAAGATTCACCAGAAGACCGCTAAGTCCTTCCCCGACGAACTACGGCGGTTGTAATGGTGATAGGGGGCGCACTCAATACCACAATATCGTGGGTTACGAGTGTGCCCCCGCACTTGTGAAAGAGTAGGGAGATGACTGACCAAAAAATTGTAGGACGTGTAATTAAAGTCAGTAAGGAAGGATGGGGATTCATTTCATCGAAGAATATTGAATTCACCCGTATCTTCTTTCACTGGACTGCGCTGCAACAATCAACTATCCCGTTTCTCGAACTAAAAACGGGAATGCATGTAGAGTTTACACCCCTGAAGATTGATGGTAAGGGCTATCGCGCAATGCACATTCGGGTTGTTGAAAAGCCTAAGCCAAAGGAGGAAGTGAAAGATGAAGAACCTGATGTGTCCACACTGTCAGAATGACCGGCTTGACCTGATTGAATACATGCCTAGTTGGAAAGTATGGGTGTGTACTGTCTGTTCTAAAATGTTTGAGGTGATTGATGAGCGACTTCCACAAGGAACTACTGACAGAACTAGTAAAGGATTGGACTCTGATGCAACTGAACGAATACATCATCCAACTAGAACACCGAAGGAATGAGATGGATGAATGGATTCATCACGCCAAGATACTGCGGAGGAAGAAGTCGAAGAAAATAGTAGTGGATACTGGTGTAAGGGGTGGATTATGAGTAATGAGTTCACCGAGACACACAAAGAGACGCTGGAGAAGATTGCCAATCCACGCAATCCTTATTTCGAGCAGCAAGCAGCTGATGCGGCACTCAAAGAGATCAAGCGACTGCGGACGCGAGTGAACAAACTGCGGATGTTTCAGTACGAGAATCTTGGGTATGGGAAGTTCAAATGTCGCAGTTGTGGGTCACTCAAGCAGGTGGACTACGGCGACCACAATACGCCCACGACAGAACAGGCAGAACCCTGCAGCAAGAATTGTCCCTTTCAGACGGAGACGCCATGACCGACGCGCCGTTCACCGAGACGACGGAGTGCTGCCATGTTCCGATTGCGTCAGACCAACGGTTCTGCCCCAAGTGCGGCTATGAGGCCCGTGCCATGACCGACGCGCCGTTCACCGAATAAGGAAACTACATG